TAAATGAGCATTCTCGTCAATCAGCTTGCGATACGTGTCACCTATTGGATGCCCTTTCTTTGTTTCTAGCAGTAGGCTGTTGAAGATCTGCCTTCCTTTAGAACTCACAGTAGCTGCTTTTCTCCAGCTGTTGAATTGAGCATTGTTCAGCATAGTCACTATTTGCTGAGCGGCTTTAGAAGCAGCCACGCTAAAACTCTTAGACCCAGCAAAGTTGTTTATAGCATCCATGATTTCTTGGGGATCGTTCTTCCCTTTGATCTCAAGGTGGATCCTATCGACTATTGCCTCCAAGGTTCTTTGGTAGTACAACTCCGTTTGTGTTTTCGGTTGCCATTGCTGCTTCTTCATCTATTTCACTCCCATCACCGGGGATTGGCATATCAGGCATCTTGAACTCTTCAGTAGCTTTCTCGATGTCCTCTTCAGTAATGTTGCTCCACATACCGGTTACATCTTCAGCTTGCTTGAGTTCTTTGAGGGCAAGCTTCTGGTGGATGATGCCAGCATTGTAAGCCTCTATTACAGCAGAGGTGTATTTGCTAGCGAGATCAGCTTTCTTCTCGTCGCTTGCTGTGTTTGCAGGCTGGAAGTCGAAGTCGAAGTCGTCATTCACACCACCAAACGTACTCATCATCAGTACAGGCAAGACTTTGTCAAGCACTGGTCTCAAGTCTTTCTCTTGCTTCTCTGAGATACTGTCATAGTAGTTTTGCAAATCGCTTTCCCCAGTAGCATTCATGCCAGCAGGAGATCTGCCAAACAACTTTGTTACAGGGATCTCAGCGGCACCAGCTACGTCCATCATGAACAATTCATAGATCTCAGAAAGGCCGCCAAAGCTGTACTGCTTGGTGTCAAAGTCATCTTCCTTGTCCATTACGTACATGCCTGTGTTGCTCATAAGATGAGCTTGAGCTTGCATAGCATTGTAAACTCTGGTCTTTGCTTGCTCGTTACCTGTACTAAGCATTTGCCCCAGGTCAGCCATCTTCATTACTCGGAGATTAGCAAGGAACACAAGAGAGCTGATGTTCCAGCTGGTGTTGTCCCTTTTCTTCACCTCATCGAATACGTGTTCAATCTCGCTCGCTCCCCAGTAAGTTTCTGCTTGACGTTCCCAGAAAGGAAGATCTCTCCCAGTAAAGCGTACAAGGCGCGTGTGGTGGATGATCATTGTTTGCCCTTCAGAAAGAGTCACTTGGTACCGATTGGGAAGACCAAACTCAGGGTCATCAATATCAGTTACCAGGTCGAGCAGAGGAGTTACTCCACTCCAACGATCTACAATAAGCAGGCCTTTGAAAGTTCCTGGCATTATTGTATCCAGCTCAAGAGGGCTCGCCAATGTTTCCGGATCGTCTTGTCCAGAGATCATAAAGATACCAGCAGCACCACCGTACAACCGACCCCATTTGATACCCTCAAGTATTTTCGCCTTGAGTTGAGTACGACGTACTGCTCTTTCAAACTTCTTGTGATCGTCTGGAGAGATCTCGCCAGTGAGTTTGATCCAGTTCTTCATCATATCTTCAGGTACTACGTCAATGATTCTCCTTGCCAACCAGTGGGAACGGTAGAGACTGTTCATCAGTTGGTAGTTCCTTGTCAATCTAGTAAGGGGATACTCAGCACCCTCAGTAAGATTGTCGGTACCATTGCCAATCCTTGCCATAAGGTTTACAAAAGCATCTAGTGTGTGACTTTGAAAGTTCACCGGTTCAGCATCTACTGATTTCACAGGAGTAGTAACTGTTCCATCACCGTTATGCTTAAGCTGCTTTCCTCTGTTCTTTCGCATACAACATCCTCCAGTTCCTCAGTATAGTAGCTACAAAGTATCTCAATGCATCAGGTCCGTGGTCATTCTCTTTTACTGGTTGCTCCACACCTCGCTTCACAGCTGCTTTCTCATCCCATACGTATGACATCATCTCTTTAGTAAGGTGTTTGCATCTCTTATGGATCCTAAGCAGCCCTAATTGAAGTGCAGTAGCGGTCATCCTGATTCCATCAAGCACTTCGTTATTAGCGGCTCTATGAGGTATGCCACGGGCAGTAAGCTCTGCTCTAAAGGAGGCAGCTGACGGGTCAATGATTACTGAGACTATCGGCTTTTCCACTTCAGCAATGAAAGCCTCTAAGTCATCTGCATACTCACTGTCAGTCTTTTGCCTTCCCTTTTTCTTACTGTTCCAGTAGTATTCATCTCTCACAAGGACTTCGTTCTCGTGGTCATCGTATATGTCAAGGAACACCATTGGATTGGTAGTACCGTAGTCAATAGCAATGTAACGCATGATGCTTGTATCCCAGATGAGCTTATCTTCCAGTTCTTGATCGTCCCACAAGTTCTTCTCCTTGTCGAACATACTGTAGATTACCCCATTAGCCAGCACCCATAGTCCTAAGATGAACCTCTCATAGAATATGCCGCTAAACATCCTATGGTAACGTTGCTTCACCCTATCACTGAGGCTTGGATTATCATCCAATACGAAGTGAAGGTGATATGCGTATTTCTCTTTTGCCTTATCTATCCACTCTACTTTGAACCAGTGGTACGGTCCTTCTGGGTTACAGTTGAACCAGAGCTTAGCACCCTCTACTGAACAACGGGCACATGCTTGAGTCACAAAGCTTTGCGGCATTAGTGCTACTTCATCAAAGAAGAATCCAGCAACCGTAATCCCTTGTACCAGATCTTGAGACCGTTCGTCCCTACCACTGAACATGTAATAGTAGTTGGTATGTCCTTTGTGGCTAATGGCATATACGTTCTCGCCCATCTCACTCATCTTAGCTATGTTGTACCCTCTACTAATGAGCATGATCTTTAGCCAAAACCACACGTTCCTCTTAAAGGATCCAATAGTCTTACCGGCCATACCAAAATTGCATCCATCGTAGTTCTGTAGTGACCAGACCATGAACGACAGCGACATTATAAGGGTTTTACCAGATCGCACCGCGCCGTCGCAGATGATGGCGTCTTTGTCACAATGTGGAGAACCTTCCATCCACCAAGTTAATACTTTCTTTTGCTTTATACTGAAAGGAGTGAACTTGAGTACAGCTATTTTGTTCTTATGCATTTAGCTTCACTCCTCTTCTAGTTCATCGTTCCAGACCTGTGTAGCAGTTTCTTTCAGTGCGTCAATGAAACCGTCGTCTGTATCGTCTTGTTGCATATATCCCCTTTTAGCTCGCTCTATTTCAATCTTCTCAGCCATCAGTTCAAGCTTACGTTCTTCAACGCGTTGCCGCCAGTCCTTAGGCATGAAGTCTAGGAACCGCTCAAGTTTGTCAAGAGCGGACATTTTATCATATAGCTCTACCTGTACACCATTGGGAGTCTGTTTGATAGACTTGATAAGCTGACCGTCTAGCATTTCAGCATCCTCGATTTTAGCTCTACCGTTCTTTATAGAAATGAAGTCGGTGATGTCAGCAAACGCAATACGGATATACTGATCGATGAGGTCAACTGCGTCAATGTGGCAATCTTTGCAGACTCTCAGTTTAAGCCACGCAATGTAACGATTTGCTGCGTACTTTTGTCGTATCTTCCACCCAAATGTAGCTACGTTCTTTCCAGTGTAACCGGCTTTTGCAGCTGCGATTTTGTTATTGAAGCTACGTACATAGTATTCGCAGAACTTACGTTCCCTGTCAGTGAGATCGTAGGTCACATCATCTCGACTCAATGCCATGAGTTCTTCTTCTGTTTCCTCGAGTTCCATTTTCTTGTATACGACCGGCATCTAGACCATCTCCTTTACGAGAGAAAAGCGGCTAGATGCCGCTCTCTCAACTTTTCAGTCTTCTCTTTAGTATCTCTTTACGGTATTCCTTCTTTACTATCAGCCTTTGCTGAATGTCTTCTGTCCTTGCCTTCATGTTACACCTATCACAGTTGAATTGGTGGTTGATGTAGAATCGTTTGTGGAACTCTTTGCATGAGTTGCAGAAGCTTTCCCTCGATTCTTCATCCGGCAAAGGTGCGAATAAACTGAGTTTGCAGACGTAAAGTCCGTCTTCCCAGTATTTATCTATGTGGAAGTGAGTTTCCTTGAGGACTTTGTCGCTCAGTATGTGCTCGTCTATCCACTTGCACAGTTTGATGAAAGCTTTTTGACTTGATTCTTCGCTCATGAATTTCTTGCTGAAATACTTGACGGTAGCATCCACAAATACCGTACCTCCTTTTAAGGATTAGGCAACGCTCTCAGCGTGTCTAGAATAGCAAACGTCACCGCACTTCGCCAGCTTAGTCTCTTTAGTAGCAAGTGCATCAGCAAAGCCGTTGTAGACGTCGTCGCTGTGCCCTTTCACTTTAATGATGTTCACTTTGCGGCCTGGCTTTTTCAAATGAGCCAAGATTTCAAGCCACAGATCTTTGTGTTTGATCTGCTCACCGTGTTTGTTTCTCCATCCGCATTTCGACCATCGTACGAGGTATCCGTTTTTTACACAGTTTACCACATAAGCGCTGTCGGTGTATACGTCTATCCTCTTCAAACCGCTCGTGACTGTGATGTCTCCGATGCCGTTCAAAGCTTCTACAACAGCCGTAAGTTCCATTCGGTTGTTTGTAGTATCAGGATCATTCCCAGACTTGGAGAATCTTATTTCACCCTCCATTACGTAGCATACTCCCCAACCACCGGGACCAGGATTTCCACTACATGAACCATCGGTGTATATCTTCAATATCATCGTTAGCCCTCCATGTAACGTTTTTTACAGTAATGGTATGAATATAAGAGGCTTTTCTCAAATGCCTCTCGCAGTGTTTTCGCGTAAATCGTAATCACGTGTTGATTTTGTTCCGTTTCCTTGATCATCACTGAATAGAAGTGAGGTTCATTCATGTTGTTGAATAGAATGTAGCTGAGAAGTATCGGGAACTTTCTCATCAACTTCATCATTGCTGCCTCAAGTTGATCGAACTTCACATCCTCAATGTCTTCGTACTTTGCAAAGAATGGCAACTCCATGAGTTTCTCTTGAATCAATTGTTTTGACTTTCTGTCAGAATAGTCGCAGTTTACGATGTCCTTCAGTTTAGCCATGAACGGTCTCCTTTTAGATTTTCCGTTTATGCAAAGCAAGGGGAGCCGAACCCGGCTCCCTCTCGCTGCAGCTGTGGATTAGACGTCCCAGTCTTCATCCTCTTCAGCTTTTTTCTTGGCTTTCTTCTTGGGAGCCGGTTCCTCGTCGTCTTCGTCTTCTTCGACAGGCTTTTTGGCCTTTTTCTTCGGGGCCGGTTCCTCATCCTCGTCTTCTTCGACGGGTTTCTTTGCTTTTTTCTTGGGGGCCGGTTCCTCGTCGTCGTCCTCATCCTCTACAGGCTTTTTGGCTTTCTTCTTGGGAGCGGGCTCCTCGTCGTCTTCGTC